GACAAAAGCCAAAAATTCTAGCATTTTAACGTGTGCTTAGCACGGTTTTTCCCAACGTGACCATGGTACTAAACAACTTCAATTGAAAGAAACCCACCACAAGTGGCAGCTCCCGTCGAGAATGTAGCACTTGCGTGCAACGCAATTGTGTCCGTTCCATTACATGAAATAAACACAGGAGGAATCGATTGACTCCAATTTGCGTACGCTCCAGATGGCAATGTAGTCAAAGCCAACCCTGAAGTCGCAGAGGGGACAACAACCCCATTCTTCTCAATAGAAGCAGAAAACACAGTAACATTTCCAGTCATTACAAAATTGACCTGTCCTGAAACCATGTAATTGCCAACAGGAGGAACCATTGTTCCAGTAGTATTCACAACGTTTAAAGAATTCGTTACAACCGTCGCCAACGCTAACACCACATCATTTGTAGTGACAAAAGCATTAGTATTCGACGGTTCCGAAAACTCCGAAACCTGGAATTGAGGGGCGGGATTCGTCGAGGTTTCAAGAACAGGATTTGTCAAAAGACAGCGCCCTGTAACGCGAATTTCACCAATCTGATTGGTATTTGCTTGACCACTTGTCCAAAAAAAGAACTGGGCACTATCATACAGGTGTGGATCACCACCACCAGGTATGAGACCATTAGGTCGTACGAAGTGTAACTGCTTAGTTGACGACTCCATAAATGGTTTCTTCAAGCAAAGAGATGTAGCTTTAGCAGTTTCAACAATAGAACTATGTAAAAAAACTTCAGCAATCTGTTGAGAACTAGGAGGTGCTTGCAACGCATCATCCGTAGCAGATATCCCAACAAACCCTTGGGCGCCAACGGTAGCAAAAACACTTGCCGAAGGCTTATACTCCAAGCATAAATCTTCAAATTCATATCGCTCATAATTTCCAGCGACTCTTGAAAGAAAAGGAAACAAAGTAGCATTTCCGGGATTAACCGCAAATGTGAACTGTGTAAATGCAACAGTACCACTGACAAGCTGAACTTGCTCATCAATAGGAACAGTAAAACGCCTCTGGTTATTAGCCACCGGAAGGTTTCTCGTTCTCATTCCTTTTCCACCACGATTCCTTCGAGAACGCTTTCTCTTAGGACCAGGAGCCATATTAACTCTTGGGGCCAGTTTCCCAGCTCTTCCCTTTTGGGCACGTCGTCGATTCCTTCCAGCACTCTTCTGGGCATTGGAAACGACTGAGGCTCTTTCGGCCGCCTTTAAAGCCATAAACTGTTTTTTAGATAAACTCATCAAAAATCTTTTAAACCGAGCCGGTTTACAGGACTCCTCAATAAAGATAATGATGGAAAACTAAATTCCTTTACAATCTAGAAATCAACAAGGAGTTCCGGGAGAAAAAGGCTCCCAAAACCACCACTTGCCGACTCGCATCCAGTAAAAAACGCATCTATATCGTGCACGCTAGGTGTACCTACAAACGCATAAGCTGCAATGCTTGGGTCTTCTAAATTGTTTCGAACTAAATCACTCGAAACTAGAGCTCTATAAGCCTCATGAAAGATATCGAACTTATCAGAAGGTCGACTCATAACCATAAGGGTAAAAGCTTTTCCAAGATGTTGAGAAAGTGTTAATTGATCACTTTCATAGATCATGGTTGTAGCAAGTCTTTCGACATCATACAACGGATACCACAATCCAGACGGCATCCTCTTAAAAGAGGCACCTAAGAAACTCAGTGTGTGCAAATCAGCATCCAAACCACCAAAAAAGAACTTTAACTTCAGTCCGTAATTTCCAAGGTGTTCTGCTAAAAATTCAGGGTCAGTCATCAAACTAAACTCCTCATCTACAGCAAAAACGTTATCATCTCCATACAAATTAACTAGTTGATCACGAACAAGTGAAAAAGAAGGATTCTCGCCATTTTTGCGCCTATAAGCAGCAAAAAGTCCAGCGGCGAATATTATCACATGGCCAAAAATATTATCTCTAGTAGTACAACCAGATCCAGAAGCATTTCCATAGTCTTTCAAAATGACATTACCATTACGCAATTTCAGCATAAACTCACATGTATTGTCAATAGTCCATAAAAACTCATCCCAATCTTCATCTGTTATACCACACTGTTTTTTCAGTATAGAGTATATATCCCTCAACAGGGGTAGGAATTTATCCCAACCGGATACATCATAGCATCCACGGTAACGCTTCTTTAACAGCGTTTCAGCGAGCTTATTAAAGCCTCCACTGTAAGGATTAAAACCATATTTTGACCACTCATAGTTCATCAAGCGTAAGGAAATACGCTTACCAAATTTCAGTTGCGAAAAAAGGAGTTCAAATGCAGGTATCTGAAACAACCTGATCTTATTCTCCTCAATATCAGCCAAGTTTTTAAACTCAACCTTTCCAGAAACATTCCAGAAGGTAAGAGAACCGGTACGTTCATAAAACATCGTATCGGCGAGCGCTAGGACCAGCTGCTCTTTTGTTCTAAAACCAAAATAGGTATGGGGAAAACCAGGACTCTTCGTCCAGTCAATATAAGCAGCGATCTCCTCTGAGGTCGCGACACAATCTTGCATTATGCCCTTATAATAGTGCTCAAAAAACAACATTCCAAACATGTGAGATTCAGTCCCACCATATTTGTACTCAGGTTTTACATCCCACGATGTAACAGTTTTGTAATAGTTGGTTTCGGTTGGACAAACAACAAAAAATTTATCCCCGGCAATGTCTTTCAACTTTTGCAACCCAACTTTTCCATACAAGTCTGAATATACAGATTGATGTCGTCTAGAATTTCTTTGATTCTTTTCAACAGACCCTGGCAGAGTCCCAATTATCCGCATATTCCGATACGATTGCGCCCCCAAAAAAGGTCGCAGGGGCACATATGTGCCATGGTGTTTTAAGGGCTGCCCGCACGGCGTAAGCCCACCTGTTTTAAAGGAATCATGAGGTTATTGTCCCCATGTTTCTTGGATGGTCCAATTGTTCCGAAGTGTAGTCCAATGACTGTATTATTCTTCGAATCAATCAAAAAATTTCCACAAGAAAAGTTTTGTGTTGAGGTGTTATGGATAATTTCCACTTCACCACCGGCATACGAATAACTCGTTGCCGCACAAACAGAATCAAGGGTCATAGGATCAATTCCAACAAACATCGCAACATTTTGCGTTCCTTTAAAAGGATCTCCAACTTTGAGATTTGCACCTTTCGATATCGCCTGTAACTTGTCGGCCGGTATACGATAATAAGCAAGTTTACCTTCCCCGAATTTACTCCACTTTTCAGCGGAAGGAATTTCGTGAGGTTTCAAATCATTGCCAATATAATAAACCTTGTCTTTAAGTTGATGCTCAGTAATCATCACATAAGTGACATCCAAATGTTTAGCTTTCAACATAGTTCCCCAATATTCAGAATATTTTCCCGGATTATTACACCCAGGTAAGAAAATTGGTACAAGATTTTCGTGAACCGGTAATTTTCCTTTCACAGGATCATGAAGAGAAACACTTTGATTTTGCACCTTTCGTGGAAAAAGTTTCTTATTTGCGATGCTAATAGCAATTCGCTCCTCAACAGACTTTTTCTTCCACTCCTCAGGTGAAAATTGTTGATAACCAGAGGGAAGTTTATCACATTTATAAACAACATGATCTTTACTTCCACACGCAAAACAAGTTCGCTCTGGATTAAAATTTTTCTTATCAACTTGTGGCTTAGTGGATTTTTGACCACTGCTCTTTTTACCCTTAGCCTCTTGCTTAGGTCTCTTAGCAGCATCCACATAAGACTTAGGAGGATCGGATTCCCAACCAGAAGAAGTTTTTATATTAGCTTCTTTTGCTAGTTTGGTAGCAGCTTTTTTAGCTTTACCTTTTCCACGATTTCCTCGTTTTCTCTTATTTTTTGTTTCCGTAGGTGCAACAGCAACACTAGGGGCCTCTTCTTTAGAGAGGACTTGTTCAATTGGTTTAACTTCAACAGAAGGAACAACAGGTTTCACCACTTTAACCTTTGGTGGTGAAACAGGTTTTACCTTCCTTTCTTGAACAACTGGTTTAGGATCAACCAATGGTCCAAAAATCGGTCCAGTATTAGGCAAGGAATTCCAAGCAAAACCTTCAATGGGTTTAGCAGGAAAAACAAAGCCTACCGACTCGGGTTGAGCGGGTTTAGGAGTTCCCCAATTGGGAATAGGATTGACATTAACAACAGATTGCCCGGTAACTTTCGCGGTATTCTCTGTTTTTTGATGCATGTCATACATCTCAAAGAGTTTTCCTTTAATCCGATTCAATTGCTCCCAAAGAGCTTGTTTTCCTCGTTCATAGTTTTCAGCGGAAACATTTGCATGCTTTCCAAAATCATAATATGCATTTTCTGCCATATCACGTTCTGCAACAAGAGCACTGATCACATCTTCACGATCAAAATCGGTTTTAAGGTATTTAACTCTCTCCTTAAACTCTCTCCAATCTTCCTTAGCTTTTTCACGTTGGTGTTCACGCTGATTGATCTTCGCTCGGTCTCCAGATGATAAATTCTTCTTACCACCTTCAAACTCAATGGATTCTAAATCCATATAAAGAGCCATCAAATCAGCATCTCTACACGCCAATCCAAACATTACTTCAGCTTTCGTCAATTTAGTTGGTTTTTCCTCTTCAGCCTCCTTTTTAACAGGGGCGGGAAGTGCAGGTTTTGTTTGCATCGCAATTATAACAGGCGAAGCAACTTCAC